GATTGCCTTGGGCAGTCTGCGCTCAGTAACAGCCATGTCCAGCATCATCGTGTGCAGCTCGTTAATGTCCATGCTTGTTCCTTTCCAGATGCCGCTCTGCCTCAATCACCCAGTCCAAAACTTGTGTGTGATCCATTTTTGAGATTGCTTTGAGTGTGTCTGTGAATCTGTCGGCTGACATTGTTGGCCGTAACTGCCGCAATGCCCGGTCTTTGCGAAACAGCAATGGATCAGTCTTTGCTTTGGAAACGGCTGTAACGTAATTCTGGTTTGTCCTTTTGGTGATCGTACTCAACATGTCGCGTATCTCACTTGATCTGTCCTGTTGACAATCCAGATCTGATGAATTAGTCATGTCGTTATAATCGAGCGAAGCGAGTTGAGGCTTATCCTGTTTGGTTAAATCAATAAATTGGTTCGGCTGATCCTTAAAAGGCTCATCCATTAAAGGATTATCCTTATAAGGCTTATCCTTATGCAAATTTACCAATTTAAAATTCTTAAAGCTCATTCCGATTCGCGTTCCAGTGCCGCTGCTAAAAAGCTGTAGTTGGCACCATCCACCGCATGATCCTTGTCATACCCGGCGTTCCATCTCGCAAGCTTCATCTCGACAAGCATTCTGGCTGTCTGAGCTGGTGTGACCTCAACGCCCACCACCAGTGACCACCTAATCGCCAGCTCCTTGTACAGCGGCTGATACGGCCCCAGCTTCTTGCCCCGGTCTTTCATTGTCTGTGCGGCTTCTATCGCTAGATCTTGTGGATCGCTCATGTAATATTCTCCAACATTTGTTGTTGCTGCATGTCAGCTCCCCGGTTCCCAATATGACCCATGTTCCCTGATCCATGCGGTGTTCCTGATTGCAGACAACGCAATGTTCTGTCGCGCTGCGCCCCATTGCGAACTGCCGTTTCTTTTTCTTCATTGATCCAAATCTCCATAACCTTGTCAGCCAACGCTGACCGCAAATAATCCCATGTCAGGATGCCAGGGGTTCCTTTGAGGTATTCCGGCAATGCCTGGTGGGTTTCATCAACCTCAAGCTGGTTGTCTGTCGATAATCGCCGCACAGGGATGCTGTAGGCGCCTGCAATGGCAAATGGCCCCAATCCTAGCTGCAACAGCCTCGACAGCTCTCTGTCGGCTTCTATGAGCGCTTTTTCAATCACGGTTGGGGATCCTTCCATCGAAGATCATTGCTTCCAGCTCTTCATCAGTCAGGTTCTCTGACGCAAATGACGGCTCAAGATCCTCTTTGTGATGCAGCTCAGCCGGCCTGACCGGGGGCTTTGTGTTAACCTTTTGCCGGTACTCAGTCTTGACCTTCAGTTTTGGCAGCGGCCCCTTCTTCAATGGCATGGGAATGAACAGCTCTTCACTGGTGGAAAATCGATAGCCGCAAGCAAGACAAGCCCTGCGCCGCCTGATCGTGTTGTTGTCGTGGAGCCTACTGTCTTTGACAATTGTGTCTTTGAAGCATTTGGTACACTGCAATTTCTTCATCCTCTGTCAGTTGTCGATGACCGCTGTAATCACACTCCCAGCAACCAAGCGCCCTGCATTCGGAGCATTCTTTCATGTATTCCACGCCGATTTCTGGATACCTGATCACCGGGATAATGATGTGCAGTAGATTATCCACCAGCCGCCTCGCAGATCTGCTTCACAAGCTTGGCCTGACCTGTCTGGCGCAGCTTGATCAGCGGCGATAAGAAAAGCTCCACCTCTTGTAGCCTTTTAGCCACAACAAGGTGTGACCCAGCCGCGGTCAGCTCCTCATGCATCTTCTTTTGATTGTCGGATACCTTGCCGCCTTTCGGGCGTTTTAGCTCAATGAAGATCGGCAAGCGCTTTACATTGTCGAGCCAACCGGCATCATCAATGAACAGTTCCAGATCAGGCCAACCCCATTTGGTGCCGAGCTTTTTCAAGCGCCGCTTGTAGCTGATATGCCGGGTGCCTTCATTCGGTGAGTGGTGCAAAACGCTATTGACCGGCAGTGAGGCATCAAGCCACTGAACCACATAGTCTTGAAGCTGATCCTCAGTCATACAAACCAACGCCATAAAAACTGGTTGGCTGGACGGCTCCATCTGTCACGCTGACGATTCGCAACATAAATTTGCGTGATGGTATCTTTGCATCCTTGTGACTGCTTGGCAGACACCAGCGCCGTGCCACTGCCGCATGACTAGCGCCGGTAACCCGCGCTAACGCTGAATAACTAAGCCCTTTGCTCTGCCGATATTGATCAAGCGTCATACCTGTCCTCACAATCTATTTGATAGTTGTAGTATCAGGCTTGACAGTTGATGACAAGATAATTAAGTATCTGTAATCAGGTTTGACACAAAGTGTTATGGGAGCTTACAGTATGTACATGGCAAATAACTTAGATGAAATAATCAGCCAATCTGGCATGTCAAAGAAGGCGCTTGCTGAAGAGAAAGGCGTGACACCAGAAACGGTATCGCGCCACATCCACAGCAAGATTAGCATGACGCTCCAAGATGTCGAAGACTATGCGCGCATTCTAAAATGCCAGCCGCATGAGATTGCCTATACATCGCCGCCAATCCCAATTCTGGGCGCTTGGGTGACAGATCCAGTTACTAAAAACATGAAGCTCATCAATCGTTTTCAAAACGACAAGACCTATCGTAAAAAAGGTATCCGGCTCCACGGCAATTATAATGAAGACTGGGCTTGCATCTACTGGAACCTAGACCAAAACACTCAATCGCCTTGGCGTCATTTTCACGATAGCTTGACCATGATTAAGATAGGCTCTGTGACTGACAACAAAATTGATCAGAATGCAATTATGAACAAATGCTACGTCATGACTAAAGCCGGTGTCATGCTGTCTGGTGTGTTATGGCCGCAACATCACAATGCACTTTACACATTGACTGATGTTATCGGGGTGCCAGAAGAAAACAGAATATTAACCGATCTTGATATCCTTTGGGCAGCGCCGGTTGCTTGGTTTTTACAACAGCGCCGGTTAGAAACCATTGTCATGGTTGATTACGAATCACCATTTATTGCAAAGCATTACGAAAAAATAATTGCAAAACAATCGCTGGATCGCAAAGCACAATACGAAAAATTTTATCAGGTAAACATGAATGAACCTGTTGCTAACAGCAAAACAGATGGCCTTAAAATCGTAGATTAATGCGCTCCAAGCATAACGCTTGACACTCAGTGTCATAGCCTGATAGAACCGTTCCACACTTTGGGAGCGGTTCTTTGTCTTTTAAAAACTTTTCTAAGCCACAGAAACAAGACTTTGTCGAGCAAGCAGCACGGCATTCGTATTACCACCACAGCCAACCAAACAAGCCTGACGGCTTTACGTTCTTTGACAAAGCTGTTGTCAGACCAGAACGCGAGAATGCCAAGGCAGTCATCGCTGGTGAGGCCAAGGGCGATAAGGCTGAAGCACAAAAAATTATCGACATGCATGGCGTTTACGTTGACAGCCGGGGCAGAACGCAGTCAGGCGATAAGCCACCATTGATCAGTGGCAGGGCTGTTGAGAACTATTGCACCGATGTAGCTGTCAATGATCTAAGCCCGACTGATGCCTTTAAAAACGCCATCAATGAGCTTCAAGGCTTTCATGGCGCTTCATGGCGTGATGCCGACAAAGACAAGCGCGAGCTGGAACATAAGACCACAGTCCGATATGCCGCTGATGGTTCTATCCCCAAAAAAGATATTATCCCGACACACCATGAGTTTGAGCTGGTGTGCAGCAATGCGCTTGACGGCTTGCGCGAGGCGTTTGCTGGTGCCAACCGCATCACCGGGCAGAAAGAGCTGACCGGCAAGTTTGACGATGTGCAGCTACCCTATAAAGGTTACGGCGATTTCCAAGAAGGCGGCGTTGAGCTGAAGACCAAATGGGATCGGGGCGCTGGCACAGACAAGCCTAGCGCTGGCAGTTTGCCCAAAGACATTACCTTCCCAAACCTAATGCAGATCGCTGGCTATTGGAACATCACCGGCATTTGGCCGCAAATTGTGTACGCGAACAGGCTTGGCTATCGCGTCTTCAAGCCAACGCTAGATCAGCTTCATGCCGGGGTTGCCGCCATCAGGGAAGCTTGTGTGCGCCGTGAACGCCTACTCGCTGCTGCCAATAATACTGAAGAGCTGTTGCAGCTCTGTGACCCGCAATGGGATCACATGTTTGTGTGGCGTGATCTGCCCCCGGAAATCCTAGACCGCGCTCAAAAGATTTGGAGATCGTAATGCTTAAAATTTTTAGCCGCAAAAGACTAACTGAATCAGAAATCGAATTACGCCGCATTCGGCACATCCTTGAGCAAATGCAAAACGATGCTATCGCGCGTGGCGTGTTGCTCAACGCTATCAACTCAACCCTAAAGGAAAGTGATGATGATGATACAAGATCTGTTTGACATTGAGC